CTTGTTTTAGTCTTAAGAAGACTACCGGCGTACACTTGAGTGTCAGTCAAGTAACAGCACTACGACCGGGGCCCACTAGATCGCTATATTAATGTAAAGGTTACCATCCTTTAAACACAATAGGTCCATCTAGCAACAGCTGACTATAAAAGTCACTCTGCCCACATATCGATTCGTCTTCCGTCTTCGAGAAAAATGATAAAAACGAAAACTGAACAACAAAACACCAATTCTTGAAAACCACGAATACTCCAAGAAGAACACGCGAAAAACAAGAATTGATTTTCTAAAAAGAAGTTAAAGAAACAAAGCCAAAGAGGACATGACTGGATTAATCCAGCCACGATTTTCTTCATACCAGGAATGAGCTTTTTGAACTCCACCTAGTCCAATGGCCAAGTACTTGCGGAGTGTTTTTCCAATCTCCTGCATATGCAATGGATTTTCCATAACAGGAGAAAAGACTCCATCACCAAGTACTAACTGAGCTTCAGCAACTTCTTCAAATTTAGAATTAAAAGGCCTAGTAGTAATGATAGTACTAGTTGTCTTACCTTCATAGTGAATCCAAAAGTCAACAACAAAGGCATTTTCAGGCACATACTGGGCAGCAGCACCACTTACAACAAGGGGCACACCAGCAAAATTCATGGTGTATGCCGTGTATGGATATTGCTCCATACCCTCCTCGTGCTCTCTGAAAACCATATCTTTACTATCAGAAGGCATCCAAATAGTATACGCTCCATATTTCACTCCCCAATTTCGAGACCACTGCGGCATGGCTGCAACAGTGGAGTACTCACACAAGTTAGTCATACCTGGATTCAACCCACCAGCCACATATGCACAAGCAATAGAACCAGTGGAAAAATAATCACTAATACGGGGGCTAACGAGAGTACAAGAAGCAACAACGCGTGAGGAAGTGTAGTTAGCATGAAGAGCCTCATAATCGCGTACTTGCATACCCCTCCAAGCTATGATGGGGTTTGCCACGTTGCTTTTTACAGAGAATGAAATATTATTGATCGACCAGATAACTCCTGGAACGGTAGTTAAGTGTAATTGCACACCGACACCAGGAGGTACTCGACAGTCAAAAGTTGTCATGTCAAGATTGACATAATACTGGCCAGGCAAATTGTTAGATGCAGCGACACCATCTGCACGTATAAGGGGTACCCACAGGCCAAAACCGGCAGGCTGAACCAAACGTGCTTCAAGAATAACAGCACCCCCACCAGTTGGGGAGGCACTAGCCACATCCACATTTACTTTAAAAGAACCACTAGTTGTAGGATTAGCCGCGGCAGATAATGGCATACCAAAGTATTCAGTACCGTCTTGCGCTATTCCTCTGTGAAACCAGTGAGGTAAATCAGGCATAGTTGATGCCTGATGAAACATCTCCATTACAACATTATATGTAGGAGAACCTGTTGCCACCAACGTAATGTTCTCATCCGTAGGAATTTCGGGAACATCAAGCATGTTGAAACCAATTGGCAAGGCTTCAGACACGAAACCACGGTGACCGTTCTTTTTAAGTTGACCAGTAAAATCAGGAACACCCGGACTCATTGAAGCTAACCAACGAACCGGATATGAAAGAGAAGCTAAAGAATACAAAGCAGCCCTTCCAGCTTTCCAAGTATAAGAACCAGCTCCAGTACCAGGGGTGTGATCGGTTATACCATAAGGTAAGAGAAAATTCAAGTGCTGTTTACTAACAGCAGATTGACCTGATTCTTTTGTAGGATATCCACGAGCAGGAACAGTTGCTGGATCAAGCAATTCATGCAAGTAGAAATTACCAGGCTTCTTCCTGCCCACTACTGGAATCTGTCGTTGCGACTGATTAAATGCACGATAAGGAATGTTATAGTCACGCATTGGCAGAGCAGGTTGACGACCGCTAGGCCGAGAAGGAAGGGGTGGAGGAACTTGTTCCTCCTGGGTACGAGCATTGCGAGAGTCTGGTTGAGTGCGTCTAGCAAGACGTTTAGCCTTACGAGCCTCTCGCTTAGCCTTGTTAGCTTCCGATTTAGCTTTTCGTGCTTCGTTTTGAGCAGCACGTTGCTTTCGACTTCTGGGTTGAGAAGATCGATTGGACATTTCTCCATGAAACATAAGCTTTCGCTTATGGCGAATATGTTTTACGACGTCAACGCTACATCAGGTAAAGTCTCTCGATTTCAAGATACGACAATTTTTGTGAGGTCACACTTCTATCAAGAAGTTTACCCATCCCCTCATCAAGATGAGTCAGATACTGATCAATATGATTATACATCTCAGTATCAAAATAACAATGTAGTCTTATTCCACAAGCTCTCTGATAAGTATTTTCTAGACCACCTTTCTGATTGCCCATAAGAGAACACCACGTTTTAACCCTATTAGGAATAGGAACGTATAAACCACGGTAGATCTTAGATTTTTGGGCAAGAAATGTAGCTTGCTCAAGCTGCACCCAGTGATCTTCTTCAACTTCAATCTCACTTGCCTCAGACATTGCTTCTTTAAACTCATTAAAGGGGATAGTATTTTTCTTAATTCCAATTAAGGAATCATCACCACATACGCGTAAAGTCATAAACTCACGGCCACGCAAGTAGTCAGTGTAACTAGGACCAAGTTTAAGACAACGTATAATAGCATAAAAATTGCGCCTTGTCATTGTCATAGTGTCATCACTAGCAGTATTGAGGACTCCAGAAGGCATAGCTGTCTTTTTCAAAACAACAGATCCGTCAGGCAACTGAATTAAAGAATTAAGCTGCTCATAATAGGAGTTGTAAATCCTATAAGCAGTCTGACAAACCTCATCATCAGCAACAGCACTCAACAAAGCTTTCGCACGCATATCAGCAATATCCATCATTTCTTCTGGATCTATACTAGTATCTAAACCCTTAACATCAATAGAGGCTATGTCCAAATCTGTAAAGGGTTCAATCATTCTATGCCACTCGCCATGATATCGAGACATTCCTATAGCACAGGTTGTCTTAAAACGAGTAGTAATCAACTTATCATTTTGTTTCTTAAACAGCCTTTGTTGCATAGAATAATGTGTGACAGGTGCGACGGTAATAACACGAGTATTCTTCTCCTCAACTTTTTCAAGAGATCGAAGTTCATCTTTCATTCGCGCGGAAAACAAGGAGAAGGAACCACAAGGACGGGCACTTTCGCGCCAGTAAAGTTCCAACTCCACCTGTCCTTCAAGAGAGGTATACACACTCAGTTTATCCATGAATTCTGCAGTGTACATTGGCCCAGGTGATTTAGTCAAATCACTAACCTTTATGACTTCTTCATTAGTAGTCAAACCAACGCCACTCAAAGAATCATAAAATTCATAATACATCCAAGCCTTAGAAGCTTTCCAAGCTTCTTCATCCCGATTAGGATGTTTCCAAGGATAGATATATTTAAAGATTTTCTTCCAAGCAGCTTCACAATCTCGCACTCCAGGGTACAATAAGGCATCACTAGCCAAACCCTCTTCATGCAATGGTTCTAATTCCCCATTTTCATAAAAACGACGACAATGACAGAATTCATTATAAAGGTGACTGTCAATGTCAAAAATTTTTACAGAAGAACAGAACTCATCGTAAAGCAAATCCCTACTTAAACGAGTCTTATCACTAACTGTTACAGGATAGTAACCTACAAGCGGTACCTCCAAGCCTTTAAAATGCTTCTTAGCATATACAGGAATAGTTTGAGTAGCTCGAAACTTAAGTAGGAATTTCTGATAAATCTCAGACTGAGTAGCATCCCTCTCAAGAAGGAAGCTTAGTGAAAAAGGGCAACAGCGGAAGCTGGAATCATCTCATTACAATCAACACCACCTAAATAGTGTATTCCAGCAATTCCGTCATTAGTTATTACGGGTGAACCGCAACAACCAGAATGGGTAGTAGCTTTATGGCAGTTTCTATATTTCAAGCCTGCAGAAACATGGTGGGACAATTTCATACCATGCATGTTCCAATGAGGATTCATACCAATAAGCATTTGCTCTTTCTTTGCATCAGCCAACTTAAAGTGAGCAGGGCAAGAAGCCGGCTTCTCTAACAATAGAAGATCCTGAGTTTGATCTACTTTCATAACTTTAAGATGTGTCATTTCACGGCTACCATGCGCAAGCATTTCTACCTTAACTTCACTCCCAGATTCAAAAGCTTTAATTTGATCAGCAGTCAACAAATGAGAACAAGTAATAACACCTTTACCAAGAATAGTGCCATTCATAAACTGTTGAGATTCAGCACAATACAAAGGAACAACACAATCAACCATCTTCATGGTGTCTAACTCAGGTGACTCAACAAATGCACTCTCAAGTGTTTTCTGCTTGTCGGTTTCTAATTGTTGACTTGATGAAACGGGTTCAGTATCACGCATATAATGCTCCCCAGCTTTCTCAAAGGTTGGTTCATCATAAGAAGTCATGTTATGATATACATCTATGATTCGCAAATCATGAGGATGTGACCACTTACAAAAAGCACGATTGCACTTGAAAGTTGAATTTTCTCTGAGAGAGGGACACAATTCAACAAAATACCAATCTTCAGTGAGAGCATGATTATAAGGACAAGAAACTGTTTTCACGTTTCGACGTTTATCCCAATTACATTTACCAGTAGCTAGGAAAGTTTGACATATCTTGAAGGCTCTATGTTTGCTAAACTTACCAGTTTCAAACATCTTAGAAACGTCTTCAGGATACATAATCCTAGCTTCTTTAGCCTTTTCAATTTGAGGATGATTAGGACGAACAGCAATTTTCACTTGTGCCTCTTGAACAAGAGGAGGAGAATTTTTAGACCTACCCATAGGGTTTACAGGTTGATTCAACTGGGGACAAACTCTTGCAGTGTGGCCTGCCTGCCCACATATTTGACAATATTGGACTGTACTTAACGACGCATTAGGATTAACAATCGCGTCTCCAGTACGAGCTTTTATCACATCAGTTGTTGAGCCATCTCCACTTGGATAAATCCATTCTCCAGTAGCTTCATCCCAAATACGGCCACGATCATCCTTCTTAGTGGGGTCTTCAGGTCTCAAACGACTCTTATCTTTCTTGCGAGAATTACGAGTCCGAGTACGTTCAATCTCCTTTTGCTTACGTTGCTGATAGTCCCTAGCATACAACTGAGGATTTTTCTTAAAACGTCTTTGTGCTGCACGAGCGCGAGCACCAGAGGTCATATTTTCACCTCCTTCAAAAACTTTCTTATACAAACCCTCATAAATTGAGAAATTCCGACGTTCATCAGTCTTAGTCCAATTCTTGGTAGCTAGAAACTCAAAGACCTTACAGTCCTTTTCCGTAAGGGTTGGTTTATTCAAACCTTCTCTAACAGATTTACGAGCTTCTCTGAAAGCTTTATTGCTAAAAGGCTTAGCAACAGGATCGTTAGCGCGTTCAGGTCGAACAGTAGCTGACTTATCCTCAATCTTTTCCTTGCCCTTATCAGGACTTACTGGCTCTTCTTGAGGAACTTCTTCTTCTTCATGCATTGTATAATCCCCAAGCTCAACCTTATTAGCAGGATCAGCAGCACGCTCAGGAGCCACCTCACCTCTAATTCCTAGATTTACATCAGAGACTTTATTACCCCCCTCCTTATTTCCAGGGAGTCGTGTGGTAGTTCTACCAAAGGTAACAAAAGGCAAATGAACTTGGATATTAGTGCTAACTATCTTGCTACTCATCAGTTGAGACTCCAAACGAAGAACCTCTGGCTTTATAATGGCGAACCAAGCATATAGCTGATAGATGACACCTACAATGCCACCTATAACACCACCAATCAAACCAAAGATCCCAAGGAATATCAACATCTGAATAGTCCAATCCAATTTAGCGGTTTGTTCCAACCACATAGAATAAAGAATTGGTACAAGACGTGTCCACAACTTAACAGACAACACAGTTCTAAGAAGCGATGTACTGGACATTCTAGCCTCACTAACCTTAAGCTTATAAGCCTGACAGTCTTCGTAAGTTGCAAACTGGACAATAACATCAGCATGCTGCTCTTGCAAACCTTCGTCGAAATAAGGAACGTTCGGAGCAAACTCCATGTAAGCAGCTTTCTTTCGATACTTAGGAGCTACAAACTGATTGAGTATAGCAGAATCGAAAGACTGTAAAGCAATAGCAAAGGTGCTACAAGCTTTACACTCACAATCAGACATGTAAAAGTTTCCTTCCTGGCCTACACCATAAAGAAGTAGTATAATAGGCCATTCAGAGGACTCATTATCACAAATTGTAGAAGCTAGAGTACGAAACTGCTCAAGTTGAACTCCTTCAAGTTCAACCCTCTTTGAACCATCCTTTGCCTCCGGGTCCAAATATCTTCGATAAATATTCGTCTTCCCGCTTTTTACGCGTTTCAGCTCGGCGAGCAGCCCTATTGCGTCTTCGGATAGTTGCTTTGGATGGAATTGTTCCATCAAAGTCGCGCCCTGTTTCAGCCTCTTGGAGTGGTAACATTTGGGTCTTGGGATTAACCAGCTCTTCGCTTCCTGCGACCCTTCTGTTACCCATTCCACTAATTGTCTCGGTTGAAATTGTTTTATCTTCTCTTCGTCTTTCCTTACCTTCTTGCTGTACGCCACGGAAATTTTGTTCCATGCGTGAGACAATATTGCTAAGAGGGTACTCGTTAATACTACTGCCTGCCCAATCTTTGAGAAGGGTAGCAAGTAGATCTTGAGGAACTTGTCTAATGGACTTAACTCGGGTTTTCGTTCCGACGTAAAGGATTCGTTCCCCTGTTTCGGGGTCGAACTCTGCCTCTTCGCAAACTCGCGATATCCAGGAACGCGGTTCTTGCGTCGCTCTATTAGGAACGAGGCGAGCAGAGATGTCAGCATTAATGCAGACACTAAACCCGCTATCAGGGAACCCAGGATCATCTTCCAATGCTCCTTTACAAATTCCCAAATCAAGCACAAGAGATTGACGAAAATCAATACCAGCCCCTCGAGGGCTTCTCTCATTCGAGACGGAATAGATGACTGGTGTGCAAAGAAGTCGATCACTTTCTCTTTGACACCAACACCACTCGAGGGGGAGGAACCTTTTAAATTCTGCTCCCATTGTCGCATACTCTCAATAGCTGTAGCAAATGAAGTTACAGCACCTTCTCGCATATAACAATGTTTATAACTGTTATTCAATGGCAATACAGCGAGAGTATTATCAAGACCGATATAGCTAGGAGCAACTATATCATACTTCTTAAATGTATCAACACTAGAAGCAATAGCGACAACACAGATGATGTCTTTTCGGTCTACAGCTGCATGCATAGTTACGAAAGGTATCGCAACTCTTCCATCATCAGTAGCATTATATGAAGTTAAGATATCATACACTGTATTTCTGCTTTGGCGGTCAGAAAATAAAATCGAACCAGACTTATTCATACCACGTTTATCCGCAGAAACTACAACAATGCTATCACATCTAGGATGGACTCCAGTCTCCCCCCACCTGACAAGATAGTCAAATGTGTTATGAGTAGCAGTTTCTTCTTCTTTCGAAGACTCACGCACTGCTTTTAACTCATGTGGGAGCAAATGTACAGACATATACCTAGTGACACCATATTTAGCAAGACCACAAACCTCGGAACTGACACTTCCTGAGGGAACATAATCCTGATTTCCTTCAGAGAGGTCATCAGGAACAAATGTAGAAGACTCCTTACCGGAGTCAATAACACTTGATTCAATAGCGACGTTTTCAGAGCTATCCTGCCTAAGAGGATTAACAACAACAACCGC